ACCCGGCCACGCGCTTTCAGCCGCTGATGCTGGCCCGGGCATCCGGCCACGGCATCGGCAAGTCAGCGTTCATCGGCATGGTGACGAACTGGGCATTGAGCACATGCGATGACTGCAAGGTCGTCATCACGGCCAACACCGACAACCAGCTTCGGACCAAGACAAGCCCGGAGGTGGGCAAGTGGGCGCGGCTGTCTATCACATCGAGCTGGTTCGACATCAACGCGACCAGCATTGCCACGAAAGACCCGGGCCACTCCAAGACCTGGCGCGCGGACTTCACCCCGTGGAGCGAGCACAACACCGAAGCGTTCGCCGGCCTGCACAACAAGGGCAAGCGCATCGTCCTGATCTTCGACGAGGCGTCAGCCATCGCCGATAAAGTGTGGGAAGTGGCGGAGGGCGCGCTTACCGACGAGGGCACAGAAATTATCTGGATTGCCTTCGGCAACCCCACGCGCAACACCGGGCGATTCCGTGAGTGCTTTCGGCGCTTCAAGCACCGCTGGAAGTGCGCCCAGATCGACAGCCGCACGGCCGAAGGCACGAACAAGGAGCAGATTGCAAAGTGGGTCGAGGACTTCGGCGAGGACTCGGACTTCGTAAAGGTCCGCGTTCGCGGCATGTTCCCGTCCATGTCGGCGCGGCAGTTCATCAGTGAGGCTGACGTGACTGGCGCATATGGGCGAAAGCTGCGGCCTGAGCAGTACAGCTTTGCGCCAAAGATCCTGACCTGCGACCCTGCCTGGGAAGGTGACGACGAACTCGTCATCAGCCTGCGCCAGGGGCTGGCGTTTCGAATCCTCTGCACGCTGGCAAAGAACGACAATGACCTGATTGTCGCCCAGCGGCTGGCCAGGTATGAAGACGAAGAGAAGGCCGACGCCGTGTTCGTTGATGCCGGCTATGGCACCGGGATTGTCTCCGCCGGGCAAGGGCTTGGGCGAGACTGGACGCTCGTATGGTTTGCCGGTGAATCGGCCGACCCGGGCTGCCTGAACAAGCGCGCCGAGATGTGGAAGCAGGCCCGCGACTGGCTCAAGAGTGGCGGGGCAATCCCTGACGATCCGATGCTGCGTGACGAGCTTCAGGCGCCGGAGACCGTGCCCAGGGTCGATGGCAAAATCCAGATCGAGAGCAAGAAGGACATGAAGGCGCGCGGCCTTCCATCTCCGAACCGGGCGGACTCTCTCATCATTTCATTTGCGTTCCCCGTCGTGAAGAAATCCCCGCTTGACGCGCTGCGTGTTTCCAGCAGCCGCAAGGAGTACGACCCCTACGCCTGAGCGGTGCGCGTGCGGTGATCCCCAAGCGCCACCATGCGCCGCATGGATGGCCTCTCAATCTCCCCGATGTCAGTAGCTTCGTTCCGGACGCATCACGCGTCCGGCGAATTGCTGCGTGGGTACGCCGCCGAATGCGCCATCGCCAATCTGCCCGAGCCGTCGCCTGACTGGGCCGCGTATGAGCAGATGGAGTCAGCTGGTGCCATGACGCTGCTGGCCGCTCGTCGCGGCGAAGCGCTGATCGGCGTCTGCACGGTGGTGGTGTATCGCAACCCGCACTACTCGCAGATGATGGGCGTCACGGAATCCCTGTTCGTTGCGCCGGAGTTTCGCAATACAGGCGCCGGCCTGGGCCTTCTTCGAGCTGCCGAACGCATCGCAAGGTCTGCCGGCGCTGTCTGCCTGCTTGTCTCTGCGCCGACGAGCAGCGCGCTGTCCCGCGTTCTGGCGTCCCATCAGTCGTACAAGTGGACAAACCTGGCATACATGCGGAGGTTTGCATGAGCCTGCCGGCCATCCGATCCATGAGTCCGGCTCAGGTGGGCGACGTGCGGCGCCTCGAATCTGCCGTCCGCGAGCTGCCCCAGGTCAAGATTGACACGCAGCACGTCATCCATGCAGGCACCTACTCGCGGACGATCCGCATTGCAGCCGGCGTGATCCTCACTGGAGCCGAGATCAAGCGTTCCACGCTGCTGGTGTTCAACGGCCGCGCGCTGGTGACGATGGGCGACGAGACCGTGGAGCTGTCCGGCTATCACGTCCTGCCTGCCGCTGCCGGTCGCAAGCAAGCCTTCCTGGCCTTGGCCGACACCGACCTGACGATGGTTTTCGCCACGGGCGCCGGATCCGTCGAAGAGGCCGAATCCGAATTTACAGACGAGCCGCACCTGCTGATGTCGCGCAAGCCCGGGGCGCGCAACTACATCAACATCACTGGAGAATAGCCATGTCCGGAGCTACCACTGCCGCACTTGTAGGCACCATGATTGCCACGACCGCATATCAGGCCTACGCCGGCAACAAGGCCGACCAGAACCAGCGCAGCGCACAGCGCCAGTCGATGCGCACTGCTCAAGACCAGGCCAACGCTGCCGAGCAGGCCAACAACAGAGCCAACCAGAAGCGCCCCGATGTGGCGGGGGCGCTGTCGTCCGCGCTGATGTCTGGAAAAGCGGGGGCGTCCGGGACCATGCTTACCGGCCCCGGCGGCATTGATCCCAATGCGCTGCAGCTCGGCAAGAGCACTCTTCTGGGCGGCTGATCAATGTCAAATCTGAGCGTTGATCGCCCCAAGTACCTTGCTCGCTGGGGCTACCTCAAGACCGAGCGCGCGAGCTGGTTCACGCACTGGCAAGAGATCAGCACTCGACTGCTGCCGCGTGCTGGGCGCTTCTTCGTCCAGGACCGCAACAAGGGCAACAAGCGGCACAACCAAATCTACGACAGCACCGCCACGCAGGCGCTGTCCGTGCTGGCCGCCGGGATGATGTCTGGCATGACGAGTCCGGCTCGGCCGTGGTTTCGCCTGACGACCGGTGACGATGATCTCGACGCGTATTCGCCCGTCAAGGTGTGGCTTGACCAGGTGTCGCGCCTGATGCTCAAGATCTTCCAGAGCAGCAACACCTACCGCGCTCTGCACACGATGTACGAAGAGCTTGGCGCGTTCGGGACGGGCGTATCGATCATGTCCGACGATTTCCGGTCGGTGATTCATCATCACCCGCTGACGGCCGGCGAATATGCGCTGACGACCGACTGGCGCGGAGACGTGACGACGCTGTACCGCGAATTCCAGAAGACCGTCGCCCAGATCGTGAAGGAGTTCGGCTACAAGGCTTGCAGCGCCACGGTCCAAAACCTCTACGACCGCGGGAACCTTGAGGCATGGATTACGCTGATCCACGCTATCGAGCCGCGCGCCGACCGCGACCCGAGCAAGAGCGATCCGCTGAACATGCCCTGGCGGTCGGTCTATTTCGAGATCGGCGGCAATCAGCAGCACTGCCTTCGCGAGTCCGGCTTCAAGCGCTTCCCGGTGCTCGCCCCCCGTTGGGTTGTGCGCGGTGGCGACATCTACGGGGAGAGCCCGGCGATGACCGCGCTGGGCGACATCAACCAGTTGCAGCACGAGCAATTGCGCAAGGCGCAGGGCATCGATTACCAGACCAAGCCGCCGTTGCAGGCCCCGACGAGCATGAAGAATCGTGACGTCGAGATGCTGCCCGGGGGTATCACCTACGTCGATTCGGCCAACCCCCACGGCGGGATTCGGTCCGCGTTTGAAGCGCAGATCAATCTCAACTATCTGCTTGAGGACATCCGCGACGTGAGAGACCGCATCCGCGGCTGCTTCTTCGCGGATCTGTTCTTGATGCTCGCCAATCAGGCGGACACGCGGATGACCGCGACCGAAGTCGCCGAGCGCCACGAAGAGAAGTTGCTCATGCTCGGCCCGGTGCTTGAGCGCCTGCAGAACGAGCTTCTCGACCCTCTGATTGAAAACACCTTTGACGCGATCATCGACGCCGGCATTACCCCGCCGCCGCCCGAGGAGCTGCAGGGCCGCCCGCTGAACGTGGATTTGATCGGGATGCTTGCCCAGGCCCAGCGCGCAGTCGGCACCAACAGCATCGACCGCTTCGTGGGCAACATCGGCGCCGTCGCTCAGTTCAAGCCCGAGGTGCTGGACCGGTTTAACGCTGATCGGTGGGTGGAGATTTACAGCGACTCCCTCGGCCTCGATCCGCAGATCGTCGTTCCCGCAGACCAAGCGCAGGCTATTCGCGAGCAGCGCGCACAAGCCCAGGCTATGGCCCAGCAAGCCGCGCTTGCCGAGCAGCAGGCAGCCACAGCGGCCAAGCTGGCCAGCGCCAAGACAGATCAACCCAACGCACTGACCGACGCCACCCGTGCGTTTCAGGGCTACAGCTGACAGGAGATACGCTCATGAGTAATTGGAAGGTTGGCCCGGGCGGCCGGCTCTATCACCCGACGACCGGCGCCTATGTTGGGCAGCTCGACGATAACGGCAACGAGCAGATGGTGGTAACTGCAATCCCCTCGGATCAGGGGATTGTAAAAAACGTCATCCGACTGACGCAGGCTCAGTACGACGCGCTGTCGGTAAAAGACCCCGAAACCCTTTACGTGATCGTTGGGTGACACGATGCCACCCATTAATCATGGATCTCAGCTAGTAGCGGCGCTGCGCATTGGAGTACAGATTGTCAGCGCGGCTTACGTGGGGTCGCAGCAGACCTACTCTGCGGTTGCTGTAAAGCTGCTCGACTTTTCGGAGGGGGCGTTTTCCGCACTAAGACCGATCAGCCGCGGGTATTTGACCAGTTCCAGCACGATTTCCGTTGTTGGTAACGATGTACCGCGATACGAGGATCGGGGCGATGGATATGGCCCGGTGCTTCTGTTGGAGGGGCAATGCACAAATCAATGGTCCAATCCCGAGGCGGCAGGAGGTGCAATTAACGGCTGTGTAATCACTGCCGACAACATTGTGGCGCCTGATGGCGCAATGACCGCAGATTCGGCAGCATTTGCGGCTAACGTAAATTCAGCGTTTGGCGGCACCGTGCTGTCAAACAGCGCAGTGCCAGACAATACAAAGGTAACAATTTCCGGGTGGGCGTACTCGGCATCTGGCGGACTTATCCGTATTTGGTCTAACGATAAATCTAACGTTGACAAATCGACGTCAAACATCGCAATAGGCCCAGGTTGGACGCAAATCAGCTCGACGTTTAACGTGGGATCAGGCGCATCGAATTTCACTATGCGAATCCGCAATGCGACAGACGCGGCGGTTCGCACGGTTTCTGGATGGGCGTTGAATTTCACAAATACCGCGTTCCCGGTCAGCTACATAAAGGGTAATCAAGGGGCGGTCGGGCATCCTGATGTGCTCACGTTCCTTGCCGCGCAAGTGCCATTGCAATTGAGAGCAGGATTCAGCCGCTGGAAAGTCTACCCGTATTACGCAAATACCGATTTGTCTAGCGGTGACAAATACACGATTGCAAGTTTCGGCGGAGCATCCGACGTGCTCCAGATCCGTCACGACGGCACATCCGTAATTGTTGAAGCCGTTGCCGGAGGGGTCGTAAAAGCTACGTCCGGCGCCCTCACTTTCGCCCGGCACGCTCAACTCAACATCAGTGTTGATGCCGGCTCCGGGAGTATCACTGTCAATGCGGCCCCTGGTCCGACAGGTACGGCTTGGACGTGGCCGGCCGGAGTGCAAATGCGTGTCGGCGGCGTCCTTGCCGCTAATGCCGAGTTTTGGGGTCGCATTTCTGAGCCGGAGTCAGCATGACATTTAACGCACTCTCAAAGACGAACCTCCCACTCGGCACGCGCCCGCCTGGCGTGCCGAAAGGCGCAGCGCTAACCGCATTTAACTACCTCCCTATCGGAGATTCCATAACATATGGATACGTCGCGGAGACACAAGACAGCTATAGATACGCCCTGTATCAAAAGCTGGTCGCGGCGGGGCTGTCCCCCACGTTTGTCGGGCATTTGAGCTACGGGCAAGCTCCGTCAAATGCAAATAGCGGGGTAGTTGGCGCAAAAACATCCGATCATTTGTCGACAGGCTCAATCGCAATTGCAAATAAAATCGGTCCAGGGAAAATCCGCGCGGACGTAATTAGTTTGTACATCGGCGCTAACGATGCCGCCGACTCAACCGGCATGTCGGCATTTCAGTCAAGTTACGCACAGCTACTTGCGGAGCTGCATGCAGCAGAGCCGACAGCGCGCTTTGTCGGTTGTTTGATCGGCGACGGTGGGGGGATAGGAAGTGTACGCTCAGCAAACATCGCGCAGATCAACGCGTGGCTACCAGCCCTATGGGACGCAGCGGAGACGTCCGGGCTGTTGATAGCGCGGGCTGATTGCCGTGTGCTTTCTGCAAATGCAGATCATCTGCGGTCGGAAGTGACGGGTGGGCTACACCCGAATGGCAACGGCTATATAAAGCTCTCCGACGCGCTTTTCCCTGCTGTGCTCAATGCCGCTGGGCGGCCCGCGGTCTGGTAAATCTAATCCCCTGTTGCGCAGTGGTTACACCGTCCTGGCGGTTTCCAGGCGCCGCCGTCGATAGCGGCACCCCTCCAGCCCGGCCATGTGCCGGGCTTTTTCTTGCCCGCCTGAAGGGGTGCGCGTGCCGTGAATCGCCCTCCGTATCGTGCCTCACATGGACCTGCACGACCCTATGGAAGCCCTCGACCCGCCCGAATCGCAAGAGGATGAGCGCGCCGAATCAGCCCGTAGGGTCGAGATCGACGATCTCAAGCGGGTCATGAGCAACAAGGCAGGCCGGCGATTCGTTTCCGACCTGCTCAAGCGCAGCGCCGTGGATGCGTCTTCGTTCGACCTCAACCCGCACGCGATGGCCTTCAAAGAGGGCGTCAAGTGGCTGGGCCAGCGAATCATTGACGACTTGAAAACGCACTGCCCTGACAGATACATCGAGATGCTCAAGGAGAGCCTGGATCATGACCGTAGCGACGAACGAAGCCCCCGCCGCACCCGAACCCAGCACGCTGCTGACTGATCCGCCCACGGCGGAAGGTCAGGCTGCTGCAGGCCAGGGGGAGCAGGGCGCCGAGCCTGCCGCCAAGCCGGAAGAGAAGCCCGCCGAAGCCCCGGAAGGCGCGCCCGAGGCCTACGAATTCACCCCGCCCGAAGGCCATGTGCTCGACGACGGCGTGATTGGCAAGTTCTCGGAAGTCGCCAAGGAGTTGAACCTGCCGCAGGACAAGGCGCAGAAGGTGCTTGACGTGATGGCCCCGGCCATCGCCGAGCGCCAAGCAGCCGCGCTGCAGTCCATGACCCAGGAATGGGCCGAGTCCGCGCGGGCTGACAAGGAGTTCGGTGGCGAAAAGCTCGACGAAAACCTGGCCATTGCGAAAACGGCGCTGGACAAGTTCGCCACTCCGGAATTCACGAAGCTCTTGAACGACACCGGCCTTGGCAATCACCCCGAAGTTCTGCGCGTGTTTGTGCGCGCAGGCAAGGCGATCTCCCAGGATTCGGTCATCCCTGGCAAGCAGGCGCCGTCGCCGGCTGATCGGCTCTCCGCGCTGTACGACAACACCCCGAAATCCTGATCTGAAAGGACTGCACCATGGCAACCATGCCGCTTGTATCCACCGGCCGTAACACGCTGATCGATGTCGCCAAGAGCTTCGGCCCTGACGGCAAGGTCGCAACGGTGGCGGAACTGCTCAACCAGAGCAACGAGATCATCACCTATCTGCCGTTCATCGAAGGCAACCTACCCACCGGTCACAAGGGCGTCGTCCGTACCGGCCTGCCCACCGTCCAGCTCCGCAGCTTTTACCGCGGTGTGAAGGTGTCCAAGTCTGGCCGCGCCACCATCGAGGATGTGTGCGCGATGGCGGAAGGCCGCAACGAGATCGACAAGGACCTGGCCGACCTGAACGGCAATTCCGCCGCCTATCGCCTGTCCGAAGGCCTGGCGTTCATCGAGGCGATGAACCAGACCTTCGCGCAACAGCTGATCTACGGCGACACGTCGTCCAACCCCGACGGCGTGCTGGGCCTGACCCCCCGCTACAACAGCCTGTCTGCCACCAGCGGCGCAAACATCATTGATGCGGGCGGCACCGGCTCGGACAACACCTCGGTGTGGCTGATCGTCGCGAGTGAAAACACCATCTCCGGCATCTACCCGAAGGGCTCTCAAGCCGGCCTGCAACAGCAAGACCTGGGCGAGATCGACGCGTTCGACGAGAACAACGACCGCTTCCGCGCCTACGCCGAGCTGTGGAAGTGGAAGTTCGGCCTGCACGTCAAGGATTGGCGCTATGCGGTTCGTATCGCCAACATCGACGTTTCCGACCTGACCGGCCAGACCGGCACCCAGGCCATTACCGCCGCGACCTGGCTGAACAAGCTGATGATCAAGGCGCTGGCCCGCATCCCGTCCATGGGCATGGGCACGCCGATGTTCCTGGCTTCCCGCACCGTCAAGGAGATGCTTTCCATCGGCGCGCTCGACAAGAGCCAGAACGCCCTGAGCTTCACCGACGCGGTGAATCAGTACGGTTCCGTCGGCCCCGGCTCCGTCGCCGGCCAAGGGACGGGCATCCAAGGTGGCACGCTGCGCTTCATGGGCGTACCGGTCGTCACCGTCGATCAACTGCTGGCCACCGAAGCCCGCGTCGTTTAAGGAGAACCATCATGGGTATGCTCGACCTCAACACCAAGTACAGCATCGCGCAGGCGGTCACCTCCACGGGCGACACCGCATCCACCAACGTCTATGACGCCGGCAGTGCCGAGTCGGCCGACATCGGCCTCAACGACGAGCTGTGGATCAACGTGACGTGCAACACCAAGGCGACCTCCGGAGGCTCCGCAACCGTGCAAGCCGTCCTGCAGGACTCGGCCGACAACAGCACCTTTGCTGACGCACTCGTCGGCGCCGTGTTCCCGGTGGCCAGCGTCAAGCAGGGCGTTGCGCTGTTGCAGGCCTGCCCGCCGCTGGGCCTGCGCCGCTACACCCGGATCGTCTATCGGGTCGGCGTCGCGGAGCTGACTGCCGGCAAGTTCGACGCGTTCATGTCCATGGACGTTCAGCGCAACATCGCTCGCCCGAGCGGCTTCACCGTCGCCTGATAGGGGTCGTCATGCGCGTCATTGCCACCAAGCCCGGCTTCTTCAGCTACCTGCGCCAGGAAGGCGATGAGTTCGAGGTGCCGGAAGGCGCCAAGGGCTCGTGGTTCAAGCCTGTGCCGGCCGACGAGCCCGAGGCCAAGCCCACCCGGGGCCGCAAGGCTTCGTCTGAGCCGGCCGACGATCAGGCCTGACTGTCCTCTGCCTCCGGGCAGTACCCGCGGGGCGCGTCGAAAGGTGCGCCCCGTTTTTCATGAGGTGCCGCAATGGCTTCCGAGATCGACATCTGCAACCTTGCCTTGGCGCACCTTGGCGACACCGCGACCATTGCGAGCCTTTCCCCGCCGGAAGGCAGCGCACAGGCCGAGCACTGCGCCCGCTTCTACCCTGTCGCCCGGGATTCGCTGCTTGAAATGCACCCGTGGGGGTTCGCCACCAAGCGGGTGCAGCTTGCGCTTCTGACATCGGGCTGGCCCGAATGGACCTATGCTTACGCGCAGCCGGCTGACGCGCTCAACGTCATTGCGATACTGCCGCCGGAATCCACGGACGATTACAGCACGGGCGTGCCTGACTCGGCCGGCGGGTCTTACGTGCCCCAGCCGTTCTGCTGCGAGATCAACGACAGCGGGGCGCCTGTGATCTACACGGACCAGGCCGATGCCGTGCTGCGCTATTCGGCCACCGTCACCGACCCGACGCGGTTCTCGCCGCTGTTCGTGTTGGCGCTGTCCTGGCACCTTGCATCAATGCTGGCCGGGCCGATCATCAAGGGCGACGCTGGCGCGGCCGAGGCCAAGCGCTGCGCTGGCATGATGCAAGCCTATCTGTCCAAAGCCGTCGAGTCTGACAGCAGCCAGCGCCGCGTGAGTCCCGAGCACGTGGTCGGCTGGATGGCGGGGCGCTGACATGGCAAATATCCGCATCCTTCAGCGCAGCTTTGCCGGCGGCGAGGTGTCCCCGGAGATGTTCGGGCGCATAGACGACGCCAAGTATCAAGCCGGCCTTGCCAAGTGCCGCAACTTCATCACCAAGGTGCAAGGGCCGGCAGAGAATCGCCCGGGGTTTGCGTTCGTGCGTGAAGTCAAGGACAGCACCAAGCGCGCGCGCCTGATCCCCTTCACGTTCAGCACCACGCAAACGATGGTGATCGAGCTTGGCGCCGGGTATTTCCGTTTCCACACCCAAGGCGGCACGCTTGAGGCATCGCCCGGCACGCCCTACGAGATCAGCAACCCCTATGCGGAAGCCGATCTGCTGGACATCCACTATGTGCAGTCAGCCGACGTTCTCACCCTGGTCCATCCGATCTATGCGCCGCGCGAGCTCCGGCGCGTCGGGGCGACAAACTGGACGCTGATCACGATATCGTTTTCGTCGCCGATCTCGGCCCCGGGGGCGCCGACCATCACCGCCACCGGTCACAGCGCGGTCAAGTACACGTATTACTACGTGGTCACGGCCGTGGCTGCGGACGGGGTGAGTGAATCGGCGGCATCGTCGCAAGGCAGTGCAGGCGGCAACCTCTTCGAGACTGGCGCGATTGTGACGGTCTCATGGTACGCCGTGAGCGGGGCGACCCGGTACAACGTATACAAGCTACAGGGCGGTCTGTATGGCTACATCGGCCAGACAACCGGCACCAGCATCATTGACGACAACATCGCCCCCGACCTGAGCAAGACGCCGCCGACATACGAGACGGTTTTCAACGGCGCTGGCGATTACCCTGCCGCCGTGTCTTACTTCGAGCAGCGGCGCAGCTTTGCGGGCACGACGAACAAGCCACAGAACATCTGGATGACCCGGAGCGGCACCGAGTCGGATATGTCTTACTCGCTGCCGATCAAGGACGACGACCGAATCAGCTTCCGCGTTGCCGCCCGCGAGGCAAACACCATCCGGCACATCGTCCCGCTGTCTCAGCTGCTGCTGCTGACCAGCTCGGCGGAGTGGCGCGTCACCTCGGTCAATTCGGACGCGATCACCCCGACGTCGATCTCGGTCAAGCCGCAAAGCTACGTTGGCGCCAGCAACGTGCAGCCGGTCATTGTGAACAACACTTTGCTATACAGCGCAGCACGCGGGGGCCATATCCGGGAGCTTGGCTACAACTGGCAGGCCAACGGGTTCATCACCGGAGATCTGTCATTGCGCGCGCCTCACCTGTTCGACAATTACGAAATCGTCGATATGGCGTACTCGAAGGCCCCGCAGCCCATCGTCTGGATGGTGTCGAGCGTCGGCAAACTGCTGGGCCTGACTTACGTTCCAGAGCAGCAGATCGGGGCCTGGCACCAGCACGACACGGACGGGACCTTTGAGTCCTGCGCGGTCGTTGCTGAGGGCTCGGAGGATGTGCTGTACTGCATCGTTCGGCGCACGATCAACGGTTCAAGCAAGCGCTATGTTGAGCGCATGGCCTCGCGACAGTTTGTCGATGCCGAAGACGCCTTCTTCGTTGATTCGGGCCTGACCTACTCCGGGCCTGCGGTGACGACAATCAGCGGGCTCGGGCACCTCGAAGGCAAGACTGTCTCCATCCTGGCTGACGGCGCCGTGCGTCCGCAGCGCGTCGTGACGAGCGGCAGTATTGAGCTCGACAACGAGGCCAGCGTCGTGCATGTGGGCCTGCCGATCACGGCCGACCTGCAAACGCTCCCTGTTGCCATGGCCATCGACAACGGCTTCGGGCAAGGCCGGTTCAAAAACGTGAACAAGGCATGGCTGCGCGTGTTCCGGTCGTCAGGCATTTTCATCGGGCCGGACTCCGACAAGCTCACCGAAGCGAAGCAGCGCACGACAGAGCCCTATGGCAGCCCGCCTGCGCTCAAGAGCGAGGAAATCCAGGTCATGCTCACCCCCTCATGGGCCGACTCGGGGCAGGTATTTGTTCGGCAGTCGGACCCGCTGCCGCTCACGGTGGTGTCGATGACTGCGGAGGTTGCTGTCGGGGGGTGACAGTGCGCGTGCCCACCCGGGCGCCGGGCCACCATGACGGCCATTACAGGAGATCGTCATGACCCCTCAAGCACCTTCCGGGCTGGGCTCCGCGTCCCTCATCGGCATGGGAATCGGCGCTGTTGGCTCGGCCATCGGCACCTATCAACAGTCCAAATCCCTCCGGTCACATCTTCGCTATCAGGCAGCCATCGCCGAGATCAACCAGCGCCTTTCCGAGAGCAGCGCGCAGCAGGCCATGCAGCAGGGCCAGCAGCAGGTCGCAGCCACGACCATGCGCTACGGCGCAGTCAAGAGCAGCCAGCGGGCCGGCATGGCCGCCAATGGCGTGGATCTCGGCGTCGGTAGCGCGGCAGAGGTGCAGGCATCAACCGACATCCTCAAGGACATCGACAAGAACACCATCGAGGCAAACGCGATCCGCTCGGCCTTTGGCTACCGGACGCAAGGCGCCGGCTTTGCAAACCAGGCGCTGATGGATCGAACGTCGGCCGGCAGCATTTCCCCCGCAAGCTCTGGCTTTTCGACGCTTCTTGGCAGCGCGACGAAGGTCGCAGAAAGCTGGTACATGCTCGACAAGATTGGCGCGCTTCAGGGTGCAAAAGGCGGCGAGGCGCCGGCCGGGAGTAACGGCTTCGTCGGTGACATCAACATCACGAAAGGGTGGGCCTAATGCCAACAGTTCCGCGCATTGACGCCCCGCAGGTATCCCCTGGCGGCCCCTCCAATGCCAGGTTTGATGCCCCTCAGTCGCAGAACTACGCCTCTCGGCAGGGTGCGCAAATGGGGCAGGCGATGGAGGCGGCTAGCTCCGAGGCGTCGCGCATTGCTGCCGACATGCAGGCCCAGGCCAATCAGCTACGCTTTGACGACGCTATCAACCAGGTCAAGGAAGAGCAGCTACGCCTGACCTACGACAAGGACGCCGGTTACTCCAGCCTCAAGGGCATCAACGCGCTTCAGCGCCCGGACGGCAAGCCGCTCAAGGCCGAGTATGGCGACCTGCTGAAGAAGCGCATCGGCGAGATCGGCGCCAGCCTGGGCAACGACGCTCAGAAAGCCGCGTTCGACAAGGCGTCGGCCAACATCTTGACGGGCTTCGTCGGCCAGGTGGATGCCCACGAATCCAGCGAGTTCAAGACCTACGGGCTGTCGGTCTCCGAGGGCGTTCAGGCCACCGCCAAGCGTGACATCGCGCTCAACTGGAGCAAGCCGGAAGCTATTGACGCCGCGGTGGAGCGCATCCGTGCCGAGGCCTACCGGCAGGGGCAGCTTCTCGGCAAGTCGGCCGAGTGGCAGGAGGCCGCTGCGCGCAAGATGACCAGCGACGGGCATAAGACTGCCGTGCTGTCAGCGCTTGAAAACAACAACCCCGCCTATGCCGAAACCTATCTGAAGAAGTATTCCGGGCAGATGGAGGCTGACGACATCATGACGGTGCGCGGGCAAGTCACCAAGCAGATGGACATGCAGATTGCCACCGGATCTGCATCCGACGTTGTGCGGCAGCTTGCACCAAAACTGGCCCCTACCGATTTTGACCGCCTTGTCAGCATCACCATGGCCACCGAGTCGAACGGCCAGCGCTACGGCAAAGACGGCAATCTGCTGGAGTCGCCGAAGGGCGCAAAGGGCGAAATGCAGGTGCTTGACGGCACCAACACCGACCCAGGATTTGGCGTGAAGCCGGCTCGCGACAACTCACCCGAGGAGCGGGCCAGGGTGGGCCGTGATTACCTGCAGGCCATGCTGAAGCGCTACCAGGGAGACCCTGCGCTGGCGTGGGCAGCCTACAACGCAGGGCCGGGCCGCGTCGATGCGGCTCTGAAGATCGAGGGCAAGCCGGTGATGGTCGATGCCAACACCGACCCGAACGCGCCGAAGCGGATCAGCTGGCTGTCGCTGATGCCCAAGGAGACGCAGGACTACGTCGCCAAGAACATGGCTGCGCTCAGCGGCGGCCAGGGTACGCCGCCGCGCCCGACGCTCGCGGACTTGAGCGCACAGCTTGCGTCAGACCCCCGCCTCGCAGGAAATCCGCAGCGCCTCAAGATCGCTCAGGAAGAAGCCGCCAGGCAGTGGAAGCTGCAGGAGGACGCCATCAAGCAGCGCGAGGAAGCGGGCATCTCCAACGCCATGCGAATGCTCGTCGCCAACGGCGGGCGCTTTGCTGATCTGCCGGCCAGCGTGCGCAACGCCATCCCGCCGAAGGAAGTGGATAACGTCCTGAACTTCGGCAGCCGAGTAGCGAAGGGCGAAGACATCACCAGTCCGCTGTTGTACGCGCGCCTTTCCTCCAATCCGGCCGAGCTTGCGCGGATGAGTGACGCGCAGTTTTTTATGTTGCGCCGCGAGCTGTCCGAATCCGACTACAAGCATTTTGCCAACGAGCGAGCCAAGCAGATGGGCGGCGCGCAGGGGGCAAACGGCCTGGGCGACCTGAACAGCGCAGCCATCAAGCAGACCCTGGACGCCCGCATGCGCGTGCTTGGCATTGACCCAACACCCAAAGACGACGGAGGCGCGGACGCCGCACGAATCGGCGCCGTTCGTCAGTTCGTCGATCAGTACTTCGTGGCCGCCCAGCGGGAGGCGGGCAAGAAGTTCACCGACGCCGAAGTCTCCCAGCACATCGACGCGCTGTTTGCCAAAAACGCCACCTTCCGCGGCTGGTTCTCCGCCTCGTCCGGCCCGGTGCTGGGGATGAAAATTGGCGACATCGACAGTTCCGCCAAGGACAGCATCAAGGCCGCCTTCAAGCGGCGCGGCGTAGATAGCCCGACTGACGCCCAGATTCTGAACGCTTACTGGAACATGAAGTTCGCCCGCAAATGAGTGATGACTTTGACGCAGCCGTAGCCGCGACCCTGCAACCCGACCCCGGCCAGTCTTCCCGGGTTGGTTTTTCCGCCGCCTACGGGGTATCCCCAGACGCCTACGCCGAGGCCAAGCGCATCGAACGGCGTACCGGTATCCCGGCTGACTCCGTGCTCGCCAATCCTATTGAGGCCAAGCGCGAGGCCGTCGTGGGCAGTATCAACTTCGACGCCCTGGCCAAGACGGCACCCGCCACGGCGGCACTGCTCGCCGACGTGGAGCGGGCCAAGGTGTCTCATGACGACCTTGACAACCTGCAGGGCGCTGAAAACGCCCTGAAGTCCTGGCAGGGGCCGAAGCCAAGCTTCGCGTCAGTGGCGTCCGGCTTTGCTGAAACGCTCAAGTACAAGCCGCTAGTGGCCGGCATGCGCCTGTGGATGAACGATCTGATGTTCGGCGCCGGCAGCACGCCTGAAGATCAGGTGCGCCGCGCCGACCTCGTGCGCAAGGCTGGCCAGGCGCTGGCGCGGCAGGATTACACCACGCCCGCTTTCGAGAGCGCGACCGCTGCAGGGGCTTACTCTGGCGGGGTGTCGATCCTGCAGAATCTCCCGGGCCTTGCCGCATCGATTGCCACCGGCAGCCCTGCGCCGGGGCTGGCTATGGCTAGCCTCAACTCTGCAGCCCCTGCTTACGGGGAGTATGCCGCTCGCGGGGCAACTATCGGCGAGTCGGCCGGCGGTGCGCTGGCCGTGGGCGCGGTGGAAGCCGCCACCGAGGCGCTCCCGATGGGCTTTCTGGTGAAGAACTTCGGCCGGGTTGGCGCTGGTCAGTTCCTGGCCGGCGTGCTGGGCCGCGAGATACCGAGCGAGCAGGTCGCTACGCTGGTACAGGACCTGGTTGATTCCGCCGTCGCCAATCCTGACAAGACGTGGCAGCAGTACATTGACGAGCGCCCGGATGCCGCCTACAAGACGCTGATAGCCACGATCACCCAAATCGGCGTCATGGGCGCGGCCAGCAAGATCATGCAAGTCGCCAGCGGCCGGGCCGAGCAAGCCCAGATGGCCGAAGAGCAAGCATCCCGCATTGAGGCCTTCAACCAGTTTGCCGCAGCCTCCAAAGTGATGCAGCGCGACCCGCAGACCTTCGAGACCTTCATTGCCAAGGCTGCCGAAGGCGCGCCGGTCGGGGCTGTGTTCATCGACGCCCAGGCCCTGCTGCAATCCGGTGTCGCCGATCAGGTCGCCGCCGCGTCGCCGTCTGTTGCCGCGCAGATCGCCGAAGCAGCCCAGACTGGCGGCACCATCGCCATTCCGGTGGAGGAGTACGCCGCGCGAATCGCCCCGACTGAGGCCGCGGGCGCTCTGCTGGATCACCTTCGCACGACGCCGGATGGATTCAGCCGCGCCGAAGCGCAGGCGTACATGCAGGAGCAGGGCGCCGAGTTACAGGCCGAGGTCGAGCGGGCGATAGCCGAAAGCGCGCCAGCTTTTGGGCTGGGGGTGCCTGTTCGCATACTGGGCAAAGACCCCAAGACCGTTACATACAAACGGAGGGATGACGGAAGGCTAACCAGGACCATTACCTACGACGACGGGGAAACATCGGAGGCGTTTTTGGTGGAAGACAAGGACGGCATTGATCGAACGTGGGTATCCTCCGACTCCTATAACGATACGTATTTTCCAGTGCAATTAAACGAGCGAGAAGCCGAACGTGAGGCGATAGAGGACGCCCAATCTATTGGCTACAACAAGACGCAAGGGGATTTCAAGGCCGGCATCGACGCGGTGCGCTACCGCATCCTTGACCAGTTGAACGTTGCTGGCCGCTTTACCCCGGAGGCGCGAGATTCCTACGCTACCGTAGTCGGCAACTTCTACGCCGTGCAGGCCGCCAAGCTGGGGGTCACGCCCGATGCGCTGTATGAGCGCTATCCGCTGACGGTGACGGCGGAGGAGATCGGAGGGAATGCGCTGGATCAGGGCGAAGTGTCCGCCTACGTCACCGACGAGATTGACGACCTGACCGGCCTACCGCTAAACAGCGACGGCACCGTGACCGTCTATCACCACACCAGCGCCGAAAAGGCGGAGGCTATCAAAACTTCCGGCACGCTCAAGGCCGCCGCAGAGCCCGATGTCTATGTGACGACGCGCAAGGAGACGGATACGGGATATGGCGACGTTGCCGTGCCTGTTCGCGTGAAGCCGGATCTGCTGCAGATTGACGACGAATTCCCGGATGGGCGGGTGGATTACAGGATTGATGCGAAGCGGCCGGGCGGGTCGGTAAAGGTGAAGGTGGGCGAGGCGGAGGCAGCAATATCCGACGCCTACGAGCAAGGCCCCCGCGCCGCCGAGATCGAAGTCGATGGCGTCAAGCGCTCCACCACGAACAGCAAGGGGTTGCCGATCCATCCGACCGAAGAGGGCGTGCGGAACTTCTGGCGGTGGTTTGGGGATAGCCGTGCAGTGGATAGCGAAGGGCGTCCGCTGGTGGTGTATCACGGGACGGGCGCTGACTTTGATAGGTTTGATCTTGCGCTCGTAGGGCGTACTTTTGGAGCCGCAGGCGAGCTTGGATTCTTCTTTTCATCTAACCCTGAAACGGCCTCTAAATATTCCATGCATGCCGGTCATGGTGGCGGCGGGAATGTAATGCCGGTTTATGTAGTCATAAAATCGCCTATTTATAGGTCAGACAATTTTTTGCGTGGGCCAATCGGTTTTTTGGACTGGAATCGTTTGAGTTTAAAGAAACAAGCAGAAGCCAATAGAAACGACGGGGTGCTTATTCAGCAAAAGGAAGATGGAGAAATACACGAATCCATCGTCGTCGCCTTCCGCCCAGAGCAAATCAAGTCCGCCATCGGAAACACGGGCGCCTTTGACCCCGCCAATCCCGACATTCTGCACCAGGGCCCCCGCGGCGCCTTCTCCCCGGCGACTTGGAACATTGCCATCCTTCAGGACGCCGACCTCTCAACCTTCCTGCACGAAACCGGGCATGCCTTCCTCGAAATGCAGCTCGACATGGCCGGCCGGCTCTCCGCTATTGACGAACTGTCACCCGGCGAGCGCGAGGTGGTTGCCGACGCCGAGGCGCTGATGCGCTGGTTTGGCCTGCGCGACCTGGCCGAGTGGCAGTCTCTCGACTTCGATGAGCGTCGGCCCCATCACGAAAAGTTCGCCCGCGGATTCGAGGCGTATCTGTTTGAGGGCAAGGCGCCGTCCATCGAGCTGCAGGGCCTGTTCCAGCGCTTCCGGGCGTGGCTGGTCAATATCTATCGCGACATCAAGGCGCTAAACGTCGAACTGACCGACGAGGTGCGCGGCGTCATGGATCGCATGATCGCCACCGGCGAGCAGATCCAGCTTGCCGAGCAGGGCCGGAGCATGATGCCGCTGTTCCGCACGGCGGAGCAGGCCGGCATGACGCCGGAGGAGTTCGCCGCCTATCAGGCGCTGGGCATTCAGGCCACCGCCGACGCCATTGAGGATCTGCAGGCCCGCGGGCTGCGTGATCTGCAATGGATTCGCAATGCGCGGGGGCGTGAGATCAAGCGGCTGCAGAGGGAGGCCGGCGTACAGCGTGCGCAGATCCGCATGGAGGCACGCCGCGAGGTGATGAGCCAGCCGGTGTATCGGGCCTGGCAGTTCCTGACCGGCAAGATTTCCGAGGCCGACAAGCTGCCGGAGCCTGAGCGCATCAAGTCTGACCCGGACATCGTTGATCCGGGGCTGGATTCGCTGTTCGTGGCAGTCGCCAAGCTGGGCGGTATCAACCGCGAGAGCGCCGCCGGATTGTGGGGCGTCAAGCCCGAGGATAAGCCGCAGTCAGGCCTCTTTGGAAAGCCCGTTCTACGGGCCGAGGGCAAGGGCTGGACGGTCGATCAGATGGCCGAGAAGCTCGCCGAGCTGGGCTATCTGTCGCCCGACGAGAACGGCAATACTGCGCTCCGCGACTTTGAAGAGGCTTTTCAGGCGGAGATGGGCGGCTCGCCGGTCTATTCCAGTCAGGCGGATTACGATCTGCTGCGGGCCAATGATGTGCGGCCGGGCGATCAGGTGGCGAACGTTGATGCACTCACGGCAGGTCGGCTGGATACCGCTGGGCTATCGGACATCGCCCCGCCGCCGGAGGTAGTCGCCGCACTCAAGGCCCGGCGCATGACCTCGCCAAATGGCCTGCACCCCGACATCGTTGCCGACCTTTTCGGCTTCAGCTCCGGTGACGAGCTCGCCCGCACCCTGGCTGCCGCCAATCCGCCCAAGGAAGAAATCGAGGCGCTCACCGATCAGCGCATGCTTGAACGCTTCGGCGAGCTGGCCACGCCCGACGCCATTGCGCGCGCAGCCGACGCGGCAATCCACAACGCCGCCCGAGGCCGGATGCTGGCGACCGAAGCCAATGCCTTGGCGAAGGCAACGGGGCAGCGCAAGATCCTGATTGAAGCCGCCCGGGAGTTTGCCGCGACGATGGTCGCCCGTCTCAAAGTGCGCGACATTCGGCCTAGCCAGTACGCCAATGCGGAGGCCAAGGCCGCGCGATCTGCTCAGAAGGCCAGCCAGTCGGGTGACCTTAAGACAGCCGCAGCCGAGAAACGCAACGAGCTGGTGAATCACTACGCCACCCGGGCGGCCTACGACGCCCAGGCCGAAGTGCGCGCAATCCTGAGCAACTTTGCCGCGTTCGCCAATCGACCCGACAAGCGGCTTGGCAAAGCCTACGATCTCGACATTGCCAACGCGGCCCGGGCCATCTTGGGCGAGTACGGCATAGCGGAAAAACGGGCGAAGAAGGCCGGCGAGTACCTGAAGGCCGTCGAATCCTACGACCCCGAGCTTTACGGCGTGCTAAAGGCCAGTCTGGACGCAGCCGAGGCCAACGCCAAACCGGTGCAGGAAATGACCGTCGAAGAGGTGCGCGGCCTGCGCGACGAGATCGACGCCATGCTGCATCTGGCCCGGCGCTCCAGGCAGATGGAGATCGACGGCGATCTGATGGACCGCGAGGACGTGGAGAACGCACTGTTCGCCCGCCTCGAAGAAATCGGCATCCCTGACACCATCCCCGGGGAAGGGCAGGCGGTGACGCCAGAAGAGGCGCGCCGGGCAAAGTTGCGCACGTTCGTGGCCGCCGCGCGCCGCGTCGAAAGCTGGGTAGGTTCAATGGACGGTAGCGTTTCCATGGGACCGTTCCGGCGTTTTGTGTTCAGCAGAATCAAGGACGCCGCCGATTCCTACCGGGCAGACAAGGCCGCGTACCTGAACCGCTTCCGTGGCCTGTTCGATGGCATCGCCCCGACGCTCAAGCCGCAGTTGATCGCTGCGCCGGAGCTTGGCTACACCTTCGGCAAGGACTCTGGCGGATCGGCAATGAACGAGATCCTGCATGCCCTTTTGCACACCGGCAACAGCAGCAACAAGCGCAAGCTTCTGTTGGGCCGAGGCTGGGCGCAGCAGCTTCCTGACGGCACGCTGGACACGTCCCGGTGGGATGCTTTTCTACGCCGCATGATCGTTGAAGAGAAGATCACCAAGGCGCACTTTGACTTTGCCCAGGGCGTGTGGGATCTGCTCGAAGACACAAAGGCCGGCGCCCAGCGCACGCACCGGGACGTTTTCGGGCGCTACTTCGATGAGGTGACCGCCGAGCCGGTGAAGACGCCATGGGGCGAGTATCGCGGCGGCTATGTGCCGGCAATGGCTGATGCCCGGGTGGTGCAGGATGCCAACCTGCGCGCCCTGGCTGAGGAAGACAATGCCGCCATGGCCTACGCTTTCCCGACAACGCCGAAGGGCTTCACGAAGGCCCGTGTCGAATACAACCGGCCCTTGACGCTGGACCTCCGAACCCTGGCCCAGCACATCGACAAGGTGCTGCTGTTCACCCACATGGAGATGCCCGTGCGTGACGTGCAGCGGGTGATGTCCAAGAAGGTCGGGCAGGCCCTTGCCCGCGTCGATCCCGAGGCCATCCCGGCCATGATTCAGCCGTGGCTCAATCGTGCTGCCAAGCAGCAGGTCGAAACGCCTATCGCCGGGTCGGCTGGGCTCATGCGCTTCTTCTCTGTGATGCGCGCCCGGGCTGGCGCTGCGGCCATGTTTGCCAACGTCAGCAACGCCGCTCAGCAGGTGACGGGCTTTGCACTGGCGGCCGTCAAGGTGCGCCCGGGCTTGATGCTGTCGGCTGCGGCCGAATACATCAAAGCGCCGCGCGACATGGCCCGCACCGTCGCCGAGTCGTCTGTCTACATGGCCAGCCGGATGGATAACGAAGTGTCGGTGATGAACGGCGAGATCAACGACATCCTTCTGAACCCCTCGCTGCTGGAGCAGGGCCAGAACTGGACGATGCGTCACGCCTACTTCCTGCAGTCGGCGGTGGACAACGTGATGGGGCCGATCATTTGGACCGCTGCCTACAATCAGGCGGTGGAGGCCGGCGAAACCGAACGCGATGCCGTGCGCTTGGCCGATGCCGCGATTCGTGAGACGCAGGGCAGCAGCTTGCCCGAGGACATCAGCCGGATTGAAGGCGGGAACGCCTTCGTGCGCCTCTTCACGCAGTTTGCCGGCTACTTCAACATGCAAGCCAACTTGCTTGGCAGCGAGTTTGTGAAGATTACCCGCGATGGCGGATTGCGACAGAACGCCGGTCGCGGGCTATACGTGATGGGGCTTGGCTTCCTGGCGCCTGCTATCGTTGCCGAGGCCATTGCCCAGGCGTTCCGAGGCGGTCCGGACGACGCCGACAAGGATGGCGAGTATTTGGACGACTGGATTGCCGCCGTGTTTGGGTGGGGGCCCCTGCGCAACATCACAGCGATGGTGCCGGTTGTTGGCCAGGGGATGAGCGCCATTATCAATGCGGCCAACTCCAAGCCCTACGACGACCGCCTCGCCACATCCCCGGCAGTGTCCATGCTGGAGTCTGCCGCCCGCGCACCGTTCTCTGCATACAAAGCCCTGGCCGAGGACGGCAGCGGACAAAAGGCGGTGCGCGATGTAGCAACCCTCATCAGCATGACAGTGGGCCTCCCCGCCAATCTTGCAGCGCGCCCGGTCGGGTATTTGACTGGCGTCGCAGAAGGGCGGATTGATCCTGTCGGGCCGGTGGATGCAGTGCGGGGCACGATCACCGGGGCAGCCAGCCCGGAGAGCAAGCGCTAGGTGCGCGTGGGATTGGCCCCGGTGGGTAGCCTTTGGGCATCCCACCGGAGCGCCAACCATGACCATTTCCAGCACCAACCGTAAGGCCGGCCCCTATGCTGGCAACGGGTCATCTACCGTCTTCCCGTTCTCGTTCAAGATTTTTTCAGCCTCGGACCTGTACGTTACCCGCACCAGCTCGGAAGGCGCGGTCGTGGTGCTGGACCTCGGCACCGACTTCACGGTCAGCCTCAATGCCAACCAGGACGACAACCCCGGCGGCACCGTTACCCTGTCGGCTGCCCTGGAATCCGGGTACAGCCTGACCGTCACCAGCGACATTCAGCCGCTGCAGCCGGTCGAGTTCACGAACCTCGGCGGGTTTTATCCCAGGATCATCAATGACGCGCTTGACCGCCTGACCATCCTCGTCCAGCAGCTCATCACGTCGGGTATTTCGAGCGGGAATATCGGCGCCGAAATCTCCGGCCAGATCGAGGCGCTGAGCCTGGACATTGCTGCAATCAATACCGAGCTCAACAGCGTCGGCCACTTCAATGATGAAAACGTCTGGAACCGCTGGCAGTACCTGATCAACAACAACCTGACGCCGACCGGGAGCCCGTCCTTGATGTACGGCTGGGTAGCGGCGCTTACTCGCACTTCCGGGGCCAAGCAGGTGGTGCCCGGGTACTTCGTTGGCGAGGCCTCGGGAGGCACCGGAACGATCTGGGGGATCTCGACCGAAGCCTGGACCGGCACCCGATCTGCCGTGGCTACGTCGTCGTCTGTGCTGGTTGGCGCGGAGTTCTCCTGCGTCTCTCAATACAGCAACCAGTCTGACGCGGTTATCGGCGTCGATGTGGTGTTCAAGAACCGGCCGGACTCCCTTCTGACCGGAGCTGTGCGCGGCGGCCTTGGGTCGAACCGGTATAACCTCAACTCTTACGCCTACTGGATCACCAGCCAGCCGCGATCCACGGCTGGCGAGTATTGCGGATGGACGCGCGGCATCATGTTCGACACGAACAGCCTTGACCGCGACATTAACGGGAAGGCCGTCGCCATCGACATGGCGAACGTCAATACCGCTCGCGCCGACCTGCTGAAGTTTCCTGACAGCACCTATCTGAACTCCGGCGGATCGCTTGCCTGGACGAGCGTTCCGTCCTTCGGTGCGGGCTTCTCGCTGTTCGGCGCAGGGACTCCGGTCGCCTATCGCAAAGACCCGCACAACGTCATCAGGCTGCGCGGGGCGCTTGGAACAAGCGGGGCGACCAACGCCGGCACCGCATTCACGCTCCCGGTCGGGTATCGGCCGACGCAGACACTGCTTTTCCCAGGGTTCGGCGCCAGCTTTATCGAGATCTGGACTGACGGGACAGTGCATCCATCGTGGGGCACCGACCCCGGCCTGATCACGCTTGACGGCATCACCTTCTCGACGGTGTAACCATGGACCGCAGGCTATTTCAGGAGGCGTCCGCGAGATGGGGGGGTGACGAACGTCGCCGTAATCAAGATGTGCTGTTTGAGTTGATCCAGCAGCAAAACGCAAAGCTCGACAACCTGGCCGATTTTGTGCGAACGAGCGCAACCGAACAAGCGCAGCGCCTGGATTCTCTCGCGTCCGGCTTCCCGGCCGGCGACCCGGCCGGCCACCGCCGCTACCACGAAGCCGAGATCAAGCGGATTGAGGCCCGGGCCGAGTTTTGGTCGAAGCTGAGGCTGTCCGTCACCCAGTGGGGGCTTCTGGGCTTTCTCGGCTG